AATATTCCTTGAGTTTTTTTTCGTTCTTAGAATAAGCCATGTTTTAGAATGGTTTTTTATATCTGTTCCCTTGGTATCTTTCGCTGTATGGTCTGTAATCTTCATAATCACCACGCCCTAAATTGATAGCCACCTTGTACTGATTGCTCACAGGCTGAATAGTAGTTACATCGCTGCCAGGATTTAAGTACTCAGGATACAGGGTATTATTTGCAGTCAGGTAATTGATTGACCGTTCTGCGTACCATTCAGCATATCCTTTGTAGTATTGGCTGATGCTTTGAAGTTCTGCAAAGGTAGGCTCTGTGATGTTCTCGCTCTTGCGTTTCACTACTCCCTTATTTACGAATTTGTATTGCATCGCCATAGGCAATTCACCTAGCACATAATTAAAAAGGGTATCTGTTAGATAGCTATCTAGTAAAGTTTTGTAGACTGCATTCCCTCCGCTTGTAATCGTACCCGCTAGGATCAAAGAAAGGATCTTATCATATAGCGCAGTCCCGCAGATAGGATGTATATACCTATCCTGCGTCATCTTAATTACTTGAGTGACATTCTTAAGGTCTATGTTTGCGGAGGCTACGGTAAAATCCTTAAAGGATTGTTCCGAAATCATTAATACATTTGCGCTCATCGGCTTGTTTTTTCTACTACTACATTACGTTTCCACTCGTGTCGGCAATAAGGGGTTCTTACCTTTGTGTTTGGGTTAGTGTACCACCCACCGCAAAGCTGAAAAACAGAGTAGCCTAATTGATTAGAAATATTTTGGATTTCTTCACGATTAAAAAGCATTTTACCATTGAATAATTTTTCGCACAAAGGCCGAGATTTTGAGCCTGGAAGTAGTGCAGGTATGCCCGGTCTTTCTTCATAGCTGTATAGCACCTTAAAGGAAGTCACAGGGGTAAGCCTCTTGATTGCTGCCTGTCCTGTGCTAGTTATCTTGCGAGTAACGAGCCCTGTTTGGCTAATCTTTTCCGTGATCACGTTATCATCAATCAAAGTATTGATCCTCTCAATTACCGAACTTTCATCTATGCCTACCGCCTTTGCAATCTGTGGGATAGTTGCGTTGATATCCTTTTGGATTTCAGCTACTATCTTTCTTTGAATCTCATTCAGTTGGTACTCTGCAAATAGTTCTTGTTTTGTAAATTCGTCACCACTTGAAAAGGTCATCTTTGAAGTTTCAATAATTTTAAAACCTTCTTTAGATACTCCTTTGCCTTCAAATAGGCTTAGGATTTCATCGTCATTTTGATTGTGGCTGCACGATAGGTGCATCTGTTCTTCCACGATTTGATTTAACGGCAATTCTAAGCCCGTCACAGCACTATCTATTCCCGAAGGTAAGGCAGTATCAACTTTTGGTTTAAACCCTATAAGGCTTCTTATTTCTTCGGCACTCATGTTCTCCATTACTTTTGCAAGTATGGTAGGATTTAAAGAATTAAGTGCATTAATAACCTCTTGAGATGTTGACCCCTCCACTTTTTCAATAGCAGGCAGACCTAACTTTTCTCGGATTTCATCCTGCGTCATGTTAGCCGATATTATCGCCTCGCTAAATTCAAAAGAGATTGGCTCTGTAGGTTTTAATTCAAGATCAGCAATGATGTCGTTAAACTTAAAAAGGTAATTTACAGTTTGTTCAATCGCTCTTTGCTTTGCATTTACATAGGTGTTTTGGAATAGCTGGTACGATTCACGCATTTCAGATCTGCCTCCTAGTTGGCCTTCGGTTTTGATACCGAATAGCATAGGGCTAGTGATCTTGTGACCGCTGAAAATTTCAGTTTGTACCGTCAAGTTCAAAAGGTCAAAGTGCTTGTCTAATTCAGTACCTGATAGGTCAATAATAGAAGGTTCGTTCTCCTTACTATCGTTAAACGCTAGCATAAACTTTCCTGCGTTTTTAGATCCGCTGAATTTGTTCTGGAATTGACGCTCAATTCTGTCTTCTTCCTCTTGGCTTACCTTTCCCCCATTCAAGTTAATCAACTTGCTAGAGAACATCCCGTTGTTTATCGTGTTCAAATGGTACTCACCTATGCTAATATCTAGTTCAATGTAGCTGATAGCACCCCGATAGTCAGGCAAAGAGTAGGTATTAACCCCTGCACGGTATTCTTTGAAGTAAAGTATCTGCGATCCTGTAGGATTGTTGGGATCAAAAGCAGGGTAAGTCTCGTAATCAGGCCGAGGGTTTACGTTATCGTTCTTCAGCCAATTATCAGAAACATAGAACTCGCTATTTTCTGAGTTTGTTCTTACCTTATAATAGTCAACATGATAGAGTTCTGCGATCTCGCCTGTGGCCTTTGTCCATATTACCTGTAGATAGTACCCCCCAAAGATAGTTAAGTCCGTCACGAGCTTATTAGTGACCTCATTTAGGCTTTCTTCTTTGGTGTTAACCTTGTCAATCATGCCGTAGGCTTTTGCCTTCTGCATTTCATCTTCAGACTTCACCCCCCACCCGTTGCCACAAATGTAATCTACCTTCCCAGTCACGATTGCGTTATGCTTTGCGCTGTTATTGTAGATCCTTAGTAGGTAGTTTGGGTAGTCATTTCTTTCCCCATAAAAAATGTAGTCTTTCCCCTTTACTTCCTTGTAAATAGGCAAAGGCACATCGTCAAATTTTAGAAATTTTATCATGTTGTGGTATATGTTTTATAATTACCATTGTACCCGTTGTATCTCACCACTCCCGCAGTTGACAGATTAACTGCCGTCAATTCCATTTTGCCTGTGGCGATTACTGTACTACCGCTTCCCGATTGGGTTACGTTGTACCTCCAAAAGCCTACAGTACCCGTGGTAAATGATGCTTCAGTAATGGCAAATTTTGAATAGCGTTCTTTGAATGGGCTAGTATCCGTTAGGGTCAAGGTCACTTGCTCCTTTGTTACCTCATGCTCAAATAAAAAGATATAGCTATTGCTGCTAGTAGTTCGCTTATCAAATAAGGGTAAATAGATTACACTATTTGAACCCTTCGTAATTATCACCATAAACATAAATACAAAAAGACCCACCCATGTACACAAAAAAAACACCCCCTAAAAGGAGGTGCTTGTTCACATAAACATCAAACCAAAAATTAACTGATTGGAATAACTGCTGTAACCTTTTGGCAAAGTTCTTTTTCATTGCCTGTGAAAGTCAAAGTGTATCCGCTTCTATCACCGAAGGCAGTACCTGTAGCACTTCCTCCACCTGTCAAATCAAGACCATTAGTAACACCTAAGAACCAGTTTTCACCTTGGTTATCGGTTACAATTACAGCCAATCTATTTTTAGCAAGAAGCACGATTTCGTTTCTTGTGTTTACTTGCAATTTGTTTAGGATAATTTCCAAAGTTTGAGCGTAGTATACAGTTCCGTTTTGAACGTTAGTATTGATTGCCTCAGCAAAGTTTGAAGATTCCTTTACCAAATCGTACTTGTAAAATCTCTTGGTTGCATCCATAGTCAAAACTGTAACTACTCCGGATACAATGGTAACTGTTCCGAGATCTTCCCAAGGTGCGAAGTATACATTCTGTATACCCCCTATCGAGTCCTTACAATCTAGGGTGTACCCCTGTGTTAAAGCGCATGGCATATCTTTTTGAATTTAGAATTGTGAAGGGGTAAGGATTATGACCTTACCCCAATTTTATTTAGGCTGCTGCTTTCTTCCAGAACACTACTTGGTCAGGGAATGCAACCTGTACACCAAATTTGAATTCAACTACAAATCTCATTTCGTCTGCCTCTTTTGCGTAGAACAATTCGAAACGATCTTGCTCGTTCAAAAGGTCAGTTCCGATGTAAAGGTTAGACATTGAGCAAGCGAATAGGTAGTCAGTTCCGTTCAAACCATTTACACCGATCAACTTGATGTTTGTCCCCGGTACTACTAGTTCCATGTTCGCTGCATCTACAGGGTAGTGGAAAAGGTTAGAATCTCTCAAAGCAATCACATACTCTCTGAAAGTATCGTTACCGCAGAAGATAACTAGATCATCCTTGTCCAAAAGTGCAGCAGGAATAGCAGCAAAGATTTCGTCTACAGCCTGCTCAACATTTGCAGTTGTCAAGGTAGTCAAGTTGGAAGTGTTTCCCTTTACAGGATCACCTGCACCACCAAAGCCCATGTCATTGATCATGCTAGCAAGTCCATTGAACTTGTTTAGGTTAGCGTTTGCGCTTCCCGGATCACCCTGCCAGATAGCAGTTTCCAAAGCAGCACCAATTCTTTCTACTTTTTGTGCAGAATATTCTTGAGCATATGCCATGTAGTCATAAGTAGAACCTTCACGCAAAGCCTTTTGAGTGTACTTAGCTTCGAAAGTTTTAGGGCAGATAGATTCTTGGATCTTGATCTTGCCTACAGTCAAAGTTCTTTGTGTAATAGTAGTAGTTCCTGAAGATGAAAATCCGCAAGTACCACCTGTTTGGAATACCGCATCGGTAGTCATGATGTTGATAGTCTCTGCTGATTTGATACCCACCTGCACGTTACCGAATTGTTCGATAAGTCTAGCGGATTTTGCTGAGAAGATAGCAGCAGAAGTAAGCTGCAATTCGTTCTCCTTTACATAGTTAGTTAATGCTGATAGGTCTAAGGCCATTGTCGTTTATTTTTTAAGTGTTGAAAATGCTTTTTGAAGGTTGTTAAAACGATCGTTGTTTTCTTTTTTTAATTGCTTTGCAAATTGGTTTGGAGCAGTGATAGCTTTATCACTTGGTTCTTTTGCCAAAGACTCAAGGATAACTGCGGACATTTTTACCGCCTCCTTTACATCTTCTGCTTTGTCTTCCATTGCCTTCACCTTTGCCGTTAGTTCTTCTACCTTTTTTTCAAGGCCACCTAGAACCTCTTCAAACTTAGCCATAGCTTCGTCTTTCTTAGGTTCGTCTTCTTTCTCATCTGAAGATGCTTCGATCTCAATTTCTACGCTTGGTGCTTCACCTTTTTTAACCTCTGCAATTTTACCTGCTTCGGTTACGATTACGATTTCACCGCTTTCAAGTTGATGCTCTCCAACAGGTGCAGGGACTTTTTCCCCATCTTCACCGATCACATAGATTTCTGAAGTCTCAAGATCGTAGGACACCATAGTGCCGTCTACAAGTTTACCTTCCACCATAGCGAAGGCTGCTTTTTTTTCTGCTTCTGAAAATAGCAAGTTTTTGATTTGCACAAGTGCGTCTTTTGCGTTCATAATTGTAAATATTTAGTTAGTTAATCTTGTTCAACTTGACTCAAAATTTTAAAAATCTGTGCCATGATTTGTTCTTCTTTTTGCACGATCATTCCTGCCTTTTCATAGCGAAATAAACCCTCCACGCTGAAGCCTTTGAAAGTCCCTGCCTTTACTTGATCCCAAAGTTTTTCATTTTCTACTTTGAATGATCCGAACCAAGACCCGTCCGCAACATCTTCAAAACCTGTAGGAGGGTTAACCCCTCTTTCCCTGTCAATAATGTAGCTTTCAAACATATAAACCCCTTCGGCTTTTTTGCCGTGTTCAATGTTGACCTTTGCCTGATAGCCTTTTTTGAAAAACCTCTGTACAATCTTCTTAATCTGCTCACCTGTGAACATCACATAGTATTCGCCTTCCTCATCCTTTCGGTAGATGGGTAGATCTGCAATCATTAAAGGCCCAGATACAATTCTTTGGTCTTCATCCTGCACCGCAAAGGTTAGCTTGGTGCTAAAATCTTCTTCTAGTTGACCTAATTCCCGAAGCTTGTTTCTTGACCATCCTAGGGCAGCCTTTCCGCCCCATGCATCGTACATTAATTTTCCGCATCCATCCCCGTAGGCCGTGGAGGATTCAAGATCAACCTCGTGCCTACTCAGATAGCTATACATTCTTTGAATTGTATCTACTGAAATAGGCTCACCGTTTGCAAGCTGATTTGCTCTCTGCTTTCCTACCGGTGTACCGCACGATCCCCACCCATTTGCTTCTGTATATTCTAATACTTTTTGTGCATTACTTTTTACCCCATCAGGATAGTCCGCATAGCTTTCAAATGATGCTTCTTTTGGGGTGTTATCCGCCCCGCACATGTGACAGGTATATAGATCATCGCCACCTGCTTGATAGTCCCATGAATGCCCGCATTCTTTGCAGACAATTACCTGTATTTCAGCCATCTTTTCTTTGGGATGGCCCTTCGGCAATAGATCAAAATCGGTATCGTATTTAGGATTTTCAGGCCTGCCATTTTTAAGCAAATAAAGAAAGGCATTAACACGGGCAAAGGCCCACTGCTCCGCAGATCTCACCTCTGGGGAATGCGAAGTATTATAAGCCCCCAGTCCCCTTTGGAATACAGACTTTAAAGCACCAAGGGTAGCCCTGCCGTTTTTGGTATTGCTTTCCTTTTCGTTAAAATCATCTACTTTATTCTGCAAAGTTTTTTCCTGCTCAGCCGTAACCTTTGCCCCTCGCTTTCCGCTTGCGTCACCGCCTGCCGTTCCTTCGCCCGTAGGGTTAGGATTCTTTGTATCTGATTTAGGTGCTTTGGGTGATTCCTTTATCCCGCCCCTTGGCCCTACTTCAGCAAGTTCTTCAAAGTGATATAGGTACTCACTATCTGCTGTATGAACTGCGCCTGTCATGAGTCTACCGCTCGCATCTTTGTGTGTTGGGCCTTCATATAGCTTACCATCTGCCGTGTAATGCGCTACCCCTTCCGCAAAGGCTAGGAAGTTTCTCTGGATTGCAGGGCTTTCGACCAAGGCTACAAAGTCAACTTCTTCTTCGCCTTCGAAATCGTCGGCAATAAACATTTTATATAGTGGTAATTTATCCATATCCTTAAGTATTAAAATCCTGCCCTTCGTTCAATATCGGCTACCCGCTTTTGCGTGCCTGTTACTTCGCTTTCTACCACATAAGCCCTTATAGGTGGTTGGTTTTGCATCATAGTTCCCAAGGCTGTCACAGGGCTAGATCCTATTGTAGGAACTGCTGAAGTAACCGCAGGAGCAGCACCCGAAATAGAAGGTGCAGATACACCGCCACCGCCTCCAGGTACTTTTGTACTCATGATCTTACGAACATTAGCTATTCCACCGGCCACAGCTACACCTGCCGCAACTGCTGCCAATGCAGGGCCTGCTACGGGTATACCTACCATAGACTGATAGGCTTTATTAGCTGATAGATAGGTGTCAATGGTAGCCTGTGCAACTGCAAAAGCCTTACCTGCTGCCGTTTCTTTTCCTACTAGACTAGAAAGGTTTCCAAGTAGACCTGCAATCTGAGAGGCATTTGCCATTTTAGCCTCTTTTTCTTTTTTGTCTAACTCAATTCTAGCATCTGTATTTGCTTCGGTTGCTGCATTATAATCAGCTTGAGAAATCAGATCCGCTGCATACTGTGAATCGATTAAAGCCTGTTTTTGAAACAATAAATCCTTCTGTAAATTAAAATCCTTTTCAGCCTTGACCATTTCTGCATCTAGCTTTTCAAGTTGTTTAATTGCATCAGCCTCTGCAAAGCTTTGATCTAAGGCATCTAGTTCCTGCTTGTTTTTAATTTTTAATTGTTTTTCAATAGCTAGTTTTTGCTCTGCCCTTAGCTTAGTATCTCCTTCAAGATCCGCTAGTTCCTTTTCTTGTGAAGCAATTAATTCAGCTCGGACTCTTGCATTTTCGTCTTTGATTCCTTGAAGTCTTGTTTCAGTTAAGATCTCATTTAGTCGCTTTTGAAATTCTATATCTTCCGCTGCCGTTTTTTCATCTAGAATTTTTTTGTCTTCTTTTAACTTTTTATCCGCTTCTAGTTTGTCGGCATCAATTTTTTCTTGTGCAGCCTTTGCCTTTTCCCCTGCTGCTTTTTGTGCATCTTGTTGGGATAGTGTAAA